TGCGGGCCGTACCAGCGAATCTCGGAGGCCCCGGCCAGGACGGGCAGGAGGTCCGCCCACCACTGGATCGTATTCGTGGCGCTGCCCGAGGGGGTGATCGCGAGCTTGAAAAAGCCGTCGTGGTAGACCGCGCAGGCGTCGATGAGCCGCGCGTCGGGGATCGCGGTCAGCTCGGGGAAGATCGCCAGGCCCACTTTCTCGGGCTCCCGCGGGTCCGTGCGGATGAGATAGATCATCCGGTCGCTGCCGAGGAACATGAGGCCGAGCGGCGTGTTGACGCAGGTCTTCGGGCTCCGGCAGCCGATGACCCCGCTGGCCTGCTCGATCGTGACGGTGGCGGGGTCGCCCGCGATGAAGGCCATCGTGTTCGCCCCGAAGGCCACGAGGACCTCGCGAAGCGACTGCTCCTGGGTCCCGTAGGTGTTCTTGGTGATGGCGGTGACGGGTTCCTCGTGCCGCCAGAACTGCGTGGCGCCGATTGTGTCGTCCACGCCCGCGTTGAAGTAGTAGATGTAATTCGGGTTCGTGGGCGTGCCGGCCGTGATGAGGCGTTGGAAGAACACCTCGAGGAAGGCCCCGAAGCGCGCATCCGTGGCCCCCGCCCCGATCGCCATGTCCGCGCGGGTCGCGAAGTCGCTCGTGATCTGGATCGCCGTCCCGCCGCCAGGCGCCGCGTAGGCTTTGCCCAGCAGCGGCCAGTTCTTGAGGCTCCAGTGCGATCCTGAGGCGAAGGTGGAGGCGCCCGTGATCTCGGCGAAGGTCCCGGCCCCGTCGTTCCCGGCGTACAGCTTGTCCCCGGCGACCAAGTGCGCCGCGATGATCCGCGCCTTCGTGCCATCCGCGTTCCACGCGCGCAGCATGTGGTCGATCCCGGTCACGCTGGCGATGGCGGAGGCGTTGAACTTCGCCGAGCCGAGGCGCTTGCTCAGCGTGCCCACGGTCCCGCGCGAGGGCACGAAGTTCCGCAGGCGGCGCCATTGCTCCTCCATGAGCGCGGTCGGGTCCTGGAACGTGTCCACGCCCCGGAAGCCGGTCTTGCCCTCGGCGGGGTTGGGCACGGTGCGGACGGCGACGCGCTGGGGCATCAGTCCGCCACCGGCATCACGAGGAACTTCCGCTGGTCGAGCGCCGTCTGGTGGCTCACGCCCTGGTCGGAGAAGGTGCGCCGACGGTACGTCGCCAGCATCCCGGGCTGCGAGGTCTTCGCATCCCCATAGAGGATCGACCGTTCGACGATGTAGCGATCATCGTCGGCCATGTGCTCCATCGCCATGGTCTTGATGGCCTGCACCAGAATATCGACGGGCGCGTAGGTCGACCAAAGCGGCGTGTCCCCGGCGGCGATCACGGCGGGGAGCTGGTAGTAGTCGACGGAGATCGCGTAGCCCCGATCCGGGAGCGGGTAGACGTACCAGGTCGCGCCCACGGGGTCCGCGACGATCCGGGTCGGCGCCCCCCGAGCGGTCGCCCGATCCGCCAGGCCGATGTACTGGCGGTAGGTCAATTCGCGCAGTGTCGTGATGCCGCCGAGCGAATCGGGATAGCGGCCCACCGTCCCGTCGTCATGCTCGAAGGTGTCGAGGAAGGTCGAGGGCCAGGCGCTCGCGTAGGCCGCCACGTCCGCCGTGGTGGTGAAGGTGGCCGTGAGGCGCTGCCACCAGTACTTCCGCCGGTACTCGGCCTGGAGGAAATTGTTCAGCCAGTCGAGCGCCGTCGCCTGCGGAATCTGGGTGTTGCCGGCGAGTTCGAGGGCCTGCGTGATGAGGCCCGCCGCGGTGCCGCCCGTAACCGGAGTGCCAACCCCGACCGGCATCCTAGTTCACCTGCTTGACGACGTTCATTTCCTGCACGAGATCATTATCCGCGATCGGCGCGCCCGTCGAGGTCCCAGTGCATTGCACAGCCACGGCGGCGCTCAGCGTCTCGGCCGGCGTCGTGTAGTCCGTCGTGCTGACGAGGAGGGCATTATTCGACGAGATCGCCGCGATCGCCTTCTGCGTGGCCGCCCCGGTTCGAACGATCGTCGCCGTCAGGCGCCAGTCGGCCGTCGCCGCGATCGCCAGCGCAGTCGTGTCGATCAGGAGCGAGGCCCCGAAGTAGCAGCGGAGGCGCTTGCTCGACGCGGACCCGAAGATCGTCCCGGCCGCCGTCCACTCCAGCGTCTGGCCGTTCGCCAGGAGCGAGTTGGCCGGCAGGCTATAGGAGATCAGCGTGTCCTCGCCGCTCCCGACGTTCCCGGTGCTCACCGTCGAGACCGAGAGCGTCCGCACCCCAGCAAACGATGGGGCGGACGTCGCCACCCAGTCCCCGACCGTCGAGGAGTACGTGAGCTGGATCGACTGGAGCGCCCCGATCGCCACCGCGCCGGCCTGGAGCCGGAGGTTCGAACTCGCCAGCACGGCCTGGTCCTGGAGGATGACGGGCTGCGTCCCCGTGTTCAGGATGCGAACGGTCTGCCCGTCGAGGCCGTTGGCGATCGTCGGCGCGGACGTAAGGGCGATCGGCCCGGCCGTAGTGTTCGAGATGAGCTTCAGCTCGGCGTTCGCCACGGTGATCGTATCGCCGGCCACGGTGATCGCCTGGACCGCCGAGGGCACCGCGACCCACTGGCCGGCCTGCTCGACGGCGAGCGGCTTCGTGGCGTGGGCGTCGCCGTAGAGGCAGAGGTTCCCACCTCCGCCGACGCTCGTGACGTCGCGCCGGCCGCCGGAGAGGCAGAACGCGCCGTCCGACGTGACCTCCTTCATCTCGAAGGTGTCCACGATCCACGTCTCACCGTTGATCGGCCCGCTGTTCGTCAGGCGCAAGATGGAGGTCGCATCAGCCGCGACGAAGTAGAACGTGTACTTCGCAAACCCGCTCTGCTGCCGGATGAACTGCGTCGACGCGAGCTGGTTCGCTGCGCCGGAGTCGAAGACGCGCATGAACAGGCGCGGGTTCGAGTCGCCCGCATACGTGATGTTATTCCCGTAGAACGAGCCCTTGTACAGCTTGCCGGCGGTGGTGGTCACGGAGAGCGAGACATAGGTGAGCCCGCCGCTCGTGGTCGCCTTATACTGACAGCCGTTCCCGGCCTGTCCTCCTGCCACCGAGGTGAACGTGGTGTCAGCCGGGAACCCCAGCACCCACGCGCCGATCCCCGCCGTGCACGTCGAATCATCGCCAGTGATGAGCGCGGACCCGAGCGTCTCGGTTGATGGGAGAGTGCCGATGAGGTTCGTCGCGTTACGGCCCATCAACGAATAGGGCCGGATTCCCCCACCAGGCGTCGCGGCCGCTGCGCCGCCCCAGTCCCGCAAGAACGACCACCGCTCGGACCCAACGGGAGGCGCGTAGCCATTGGCATAGGCTGTCGAGGGCGCGTTAGCTGGCGTACGCCAGTGCCAGCCATCGACCACGGCCTGATCCTCGTACCACGGGATCGTGTTCGCGGCCGCCGGGGACGTAATCCACGGCTCGACTGGCGCGCGGACGGTATGGTGCACCTCGATATAGGTTTCGTCGTTAGAGAAGCCTAGGGTACAGAGTCCGTCTTGGATGATCCGGTCGAACGTGTTGGCCCGGAGGACAGTGCTCGGGTCCGCCGTCCCCGATGTATTCAGCCATTCCACCGAGTACCGATCGCATGCCTCTAAGCGTGTGTTCGTGAACGTGTTGCCATAGCTTCCGTCGAGGACAATGTGCGAGAGTGACGTGGCGCCCTGCGTTGAAAAGGTGCCCACAAAGGTATTACTGAACGAATCGCGAAGGTGAAGTCCGTTGCCCTGCACCAAGTCGCCGAGGTAGCTCGACGTGAAGGTGCTCCGCGAGATGTTAACGAGGCGCATCCCGTCGCCGACCGTCGCCTCAGTGATGATCCCCGTGAAGACGCAGTTCCCACACCCACCTTCGAGATGAATGCCGTGCGACGCCGGGGCACTGCAGTAGATCGTCGAGAACACCGTGGCCGATCCGCTCCCGGTCGCGTCTTGGTGGATACACGATGCCGCAGGAGACCGGATAAAGAGGTTGGTGAATGACGAGTTCGTCGTATTCCCGATGATGTTGATGGCGTTCTGGCACTGGTAGGTCTGGATGTTATCCATGACCACCTTGATGCCGTAGGCCGTCCCCGACCGGACGAAGCCAAAGCAATGCTGGTTGGAGGACGCCGCCGACGTGGTCTCGACCCCGATGTCCCGGATTGTGACCCAGCCGGCGATCGTGAAGTCCATGACGGGGTTGTTCGTCGCCGTCGCCGTGTTCTGGACGATGACGGACGCGTAACGGCCCTCCCCGAGGATCGTGATGTAGGGAGGCGGGCTCAGGTTCGTGACGCGATAGCGCCCCTCGGGAAAGAAGACGGTCCCGCCGACGTTGACCGTCGCCCCGCCCGAGCCATTCGGCGTTCCCGCCGAGCCCTGCGCGGCCGACTGTGCGGCGGTGAAGGCCGCGGCGATCGCGGCCGTATCGTTTGTGGTGTTGTCGCCCTTGGCGTTATACGGCGGGCACCGCACGTTGATGCGGTTGCTGGCCTTCTGATCGTCACAGCGGATCGTGGTGCCGTCGTCGACCACGAGCGCGCCGCTGGCGCCGCCGTCGGAGAGCCGGTATATGCGCCCCGCGATCGCAGCCGCAGGGAGCCCCGCGACCGTCGAACTGTTCGCGATCGGCGTCCCGACGGACCAGGTGCCGGCATCGACCCGTGGCGTCCCGGTCGAGCCCGACGTGTCGAGCCCGGTGCCGCCTCGCGCGGCGCCGAGCAGCCCTCCCGTGATTCGCGAGGCGTCCAGTGCCAGCGGAACGAAGGTCGCGCCGTCGTCGATGTAGAGGCTCGCCGTGCCATCCGTGACCCGAACGAGGCGTCCGGCTTGGCCCCCAGCCGGCAGCGTCGCGACGGTGTAGCTGTCGGCGATCACACCGAGGGGGAGGTCAGCGGTGTCCGCTGCCCGGAAGCTGTAGCCCGCCTTGATGAAGGTCAGGCTGTAGCGCCCCGTTGCCGCGTAGAACCAGAACTGCCCATCGTCCGTGTTCGTCGCGAACGGGTTGCCCTTGGCCATCGCGCCGGCCGCGTCCGAGTAGATCGTGGCGAGGCTGGCGTCAGGGTTCCGCACATAGACGAGCGCGCCCGTGATGGCCTTGCCGTTGGCGTCCTGGAGCCAGGAGAAATACTTCGAGTAGGCGGCCTCAGCGGGGAAGGCCAGACACACGACGAGGCTGACCGCGAGGAGGAAAACGGTCAGCCTCGTCATGCCGGAATGGGCACCCGACTGCACGCCCATGCTACCGCGCGGCCAGTGCACCAGTCAACTCCGCCTCGACGGGCTCCTCGTCCTCTGCTTTCTGGCGGCCCGTGAGCGCCTTCGTCACCACGATCCCGAGCGAGCGGCACAGCTCCAGCAGCTCCGCATCGGCCTTCTGGCGGACCTCGGTGGACACCTCGATCCGCTGGGCCGGCGCCGGGAACACGTACTTCCACGCGCGCTCGAGTTCGCGCTGCTGGAGCTGGAGGCCGTAGGCGTACTTCGCGAGCACCTTCGGGGAGGCGTTCAGGAGGGCCAGATGATACTGCACGTACTCGGCCTTGCGGGACTCGAGGGCCTCGTCGATCGTGCCCTTTCCGAGCGCCCGCCGCTCGGCCAGCGTGAGCGGCTTGATCGTGGCGAACGGGGGCGGATCCTCCTCGACGTAGACGGCGGTGGCCGGCAGGCTGCCTGCGGGCAGCAGTCGGCCGAGCCGATCCCGCGGGGGCACCGTCGCCGGGCGCGTCTCACGCGGCATCAGGAGGGCCGCCGTCGGGCCGCGGCGGCGCGGCCAGCACCGGGGCCACGAAGTCGCGGCCGAGCCGGGTCCGCTTCTTGGCGTGCCGCGCGGCGCTGAGCGCCGCCTTCTCCCGCTCGCGCTTGGCGCGCTTCGCGGCGATCTGGTCGGTCTCGGCCTGCATGACCTCCAGCACCTCGTCGTTGATGCTCTGCATCCGCGCCGTCGCCGCGAGCCCGGCCTTCTCGACGGCGAGCCAGACGTCGGACGGGAGGGCATCGGCCGGCAGGTTCGTCTGGATCGTCACCACTTCCGGCGTGGTGACGTTGACATGCTTCTGCACGGTCATCAAGAATCCCGGGCGCTGCCAGCGCGCGAGGAGCGCCGGCAGGAGCGGGCCCAGGACCAGCGCCAGGCCGATGACGATCGCCGCCTCGAGGCTCATCCGGTGATCTGCCCGGCCTCGCCGCCCTTCATGCTGAGGCTGGCGATGATCCGCTCGCGGTGCACCTTCGGGATGAACTGCGCGAGGTATTCGGCGCGCGAGCCTTGATCCTGGTAGCGCAGCTCGGTCGCGATCGACTTCGGCACGCGATGGCGGCCGGTGGAGGCGTGAATGGTGTTCACCGATGCGCCGTCGAGTCCAAACAGGTCCACCTCCACGATCGGCTCGCCGAGCAGGTCCGGCCACCACCGCAGCATCCGCTGCAGGTCCTGCGCGTCAGGCTCCACGCCCAGGCGCTCGGGGTAGAGCGCCTGCACGTCCGCCCACGTCATCGACGCGAGCCGATCGAGCGGAATCGTTCGGTTCGCGATCCCGGCCTTCATGACGTGCGTGTAGAGCTGGGCGGTCGGCCAGCCGGTGCGCAGCCACATCGGCAGCGTCGTCCAGGGCCGGAATTGGTTGAGGTCCGGCACATAGGTGAGGTCCGGGTACTCCGCCGTCAGGCGGAGGAACGTCGCCTCATCGGGGTAGCGGAGGTCCTGCCAGAGCGGGGGGCTTGCGCCCCCCGCCTTGACCGACCCCTGGGGCTCAGCGGCCATCAGGGACTCCTACTCGGATCAGTACGCGGTGGCGCACTCGATCCGGCGGAAGAAGTTGGCGTTGGTGATGACGGACTTCCACATGAGCTTCCACCCCATCTTCCGCCGCTGCATCGCGGGGTCGCTATCGGTGGAGCCCTTGGGGGTGACGAACGTCTGCAGGCTCATGCCGTCGAGTTCGATGACGGTGAACC